AAAATCTCGTCAAAGTTCAAGCCCTGAATCCCTACAATGCCGTTTAGGTTGATGGCTTTGCCATCTGGCTTGAGCTGCGACTCATCCCATGTCGATTCGTCCCAGCCGCCGCCATCCTCCTCAGCGTCGTCATCACGCGGAAAAACAAATGTAGGGTCGAGTAGTTGGGCAATCGAGTAGCGTTGGCGGTACTCTTTACGGTCGCCAACGCTGACCTCCTCGCGCTCCTGGAGCATGTTTTCGACCAGCGTGCCAAAGGTGGTTACGGCATTGTCGAGCATCCAGGCGGCCAGGGCGTTCTCTTCGCCAAAGATTTCACTCGGCAGCTTGTGGTAGCTGGTCGCCTTCCTCCACAACCGCCACATCTCTCGCCTGTTCGAGACGAAAAGTAATCAATAATTCGGCACCACCCAGGGCCAGGCGGAATATCCACTTTTTTTCCCCAATCGTTAATTCCTCGACCGGCGTACCGTCAGCAATGCTCTTGTCCACGATGCGGTCTATGGCATCGACGTAGGCGAGCGCCTCTTCTGTGCTGGGCAGCTCTGTTGTCAAAAACGCACGCGCCGCCGCATCCTGCCCTTCGTAAAGAGACTTGAGCAGCATCGGCGTGAGGATGTCGGGGCAGTCACCATCACGCAGAAGCATGTGTGGCTCCAGGGCGCGCACGCGCACCGTGCGCCCGCTGGGCAGCGTCTGCTCCCAACCGTCGCGGCGCATGATCTTCATTTTGTCGCCAAATTCCTGCTCGTCGCCGTTACTTGGTGCGTGACCATTCATGGCTAGGTGGTCGCCAGCGGCAGCGCCAGGGGGTGGTAGACGTTGTAATGGCGCAGGCGTAACATACCGTTAATGTTGCCTTCCTGCACGCCCTGGAAGTCCGCCTGCGGAATGAGATAGCTATCGACGGCGGCGTTGAGCTGCAAGTTGCCAGCCAGCTTGGCCTTGGGCAACAGGAAGTGCAAATCACCCAAACCGCCGCTGCCTACGATATGGCCGACGATGGCAATGTAGGGCACGTTGTCGGCGTCGGACACCTTGAGGTCATAGTAGTTGGCGTTGCTGACCAGCGTGCCGCCCAGCCACATGTCCAGCACGTTGAGGTCAATGGAAGCTTCCTGAATCGACAACGTGGCCGATACCATCGTGGTGTATCTATCCAAGACAACATCATCGCCGCGCAGCTCGTCTGATTCGACGACCCAGGCCAGGTTGGCGCCACGCGCCCCCGTGATGGGGTAGAGCGGCCCATAGCTGTTTTCAGCGGTCCACGTGGCCATACTTAATCCACGGACACCTCGGTGATAACTGATTAACGCAGGCATATTCTTTCTCCCTTTTTAGTTACGTTGGCATCATCACAAACGGCACCACATAATCGACGCGCTCCATGCTCGCATCCTGTAAAGCGCCCGTATCCCGTTGGCGGGATAGCGTATTGGCTAGGTAAATCTCAAAGCTATCGGGCAGTACGGCCCCTTGCAGGAGGCGATAGATGATTGGCTTGGCGGCGTCGATGGCCGTATAGGTCGTATCCTGATACAACCAAAGCTCGCAGACCTGATTCCCGCTGGTGACTTGCCCCGCCGTGTCGCCCGCCTCAAAGGTGGGGATGTCGCCGCGCTGCTTGACGATGGCGCAGGGCAAAAGATAGCCGTCCGGGTCAAAGGCGGCGGGCGTGCTGTCCCGCGTAATGCCCGCAGGACCCAGGTCGCCATAGACATAGAGGCCGCCGCTGAGGGTAGCCATCAGGCCGCTATCGCCTTGCAGGATGGCGGCAATTTCAGATTCGCGACTCGGCATAAGCTGCTTCTTTCCATACGTTCAGCACACCGCTGGCGAATTCATGCCACGAGTAGAGTTGGCGCGCCGCCTGCGCCTTGGCCGCTAATGTCTTAGCGTAGCTTTCCCAATCGCTGGCAACCTCACGTAAGACCTGCGCCAATTCGCCTGTATCCACCTGCGCCCACTCGCCCAGTTCCTTGCCGGCGTATTTCGGCGTATCTCGCCAGCCCGCCTTGACAAGCGTGTAAGGAAGCGCAACGCCCCACCTTTCCAACTCGTCGGCAGTGCCGCTCCAGGCGGTGGTCAGCGCCAACCCTCCACTCGCAGCAAATTCCCTGGGCAGTAGCCCAAATCCTTCGCCGCAGTGGGCGTTGATGAGCACATCAGCGCGTAGATACAACTGATAGAGTTCCGCCTCGCTGAGGTCGGCCTGAATCGTTTCGATGTTGGGATTGGTAAAGTTCAGGCCGGTTCTGGGCTTGCGGCTTTTGAGGATGAGCTTATAGCGTGGGTCATCACCAAAGGCGCGTAGAAACGCCTGTAGCGCCATGTGGCCGCCCTTGCGCTCCCCTCTATCGATAAAGGTCAGAAACGTCAAACCCTTACAGGGCATGCCTTGCGGCTTTTCTGGCCTTTCCTGGTAGCGGTAGATGTCGCCGATGCCCAAGGGCACGACATGAATCGGCGCATGTACACCGCTCCCAACAAAGACCTCCGCGCAAAACCGGCTCGGCACAATCACAGCATCGCAGGCATTGAGCGGCGTAACCCAATCGTCCTCGGACCCTTGCGCATCCGCCGGCAGACGCGTACTCTCAAACATCGTGATGGCTACATGCGGCCCTTGCCGCAGGCGCTGACCGTGATAGGCAAAGGTGTCCACCGGCCCCAGCACGATGCCCCCTGCGGGCGTGTCAGCGTGAGCACGCGCCATCTGCGGAGATGGGCCATAGAGGTCTACCTCGACACCCAGGCGAGCGAGATGGCGCACAAGTTGCAGCCCAATCAGGCCGTAGGATTCCCATGGATCAAGCGTCACGGGCACGTAGAAGGGTAGGCTGCCTAAAGCTTCCACCACTGTTCCACCTCCCCCCACATGTACATATAGACCGTGTTAGCATAGGCCGTAGGCCAGTTGTACGCGCGCCGCGGTGCAACACCGCGGATCTGCTCCCACCCGTGCGCTACCACATCCGTTTTATCCATGCGCCAGATGATGTCTGCGTCAAGCGATCCGCGCTCAATTAGCCTATCAAGCCACGGTCCGCCGCCCACCCAGGCCGGTTGCCCGTAAGGCAGCGTGACAAAGAGCAAACCTTCCGGCTTGCGCCAGGCCCGAAGGCGTTCTAATGCGGCGCGGAACTCATCCTCTTCGCGCAGATGATCCAGCGTCGAGATGCACACGATGAGGTCAAACTGCGCCCTGGGGGCTCCCGGCGGCTCCCACGTCAATACATCGGCATTGATGACACCCGCATACGGCTCAAACAAATCCACGCACACATGCCCGTCGCTAGGCCAGCCCGGACGGTAATGGGGCAAAACGGCCCCCACTTCCAACACCGCACCGTCATGCTTGCGTGCATGGCAGAGCAGCGAAAGCGCCACCGGCACTTCCACCGCACGCTCATTTAGACGCGTGCAGTTGTACTCACTATCGGCATATTCAAAGCTCCTGCCTGATAGAGTAAAGCAACTATTCACGCGTCCTCTTCGCCCTCTGTGGGCGGCTCATCAAACGTTTCCGTCTCAACCGTTTCGGTGGTGGCGCTCACGGCGTCGGCGGGCAACTGTGGATCCTTGACCTGCTCCAAATTGCCGTCTAGGATAGCCTGCTCGACGGCGGGCGTTCTGGCCACCTTGACCACCTCGCCGTCACCGAACACCGTTACTTCGCCGTCTGGGTGCGCCTCGTTCTGCTCGGCAAAGGCAAGCTTGCCGTCTAGTGATACGGCTGTCACATGGATGACTTCCATTGATGATTCCTTCCGTTCTATCCTACGCCGTGGTATAATTGAACGAGTAGAAACCAATACAAGTAGCCGAGCGGCGCTGCAAACGCCCCCGGCTTTGGCCGATAGTCCAAAGGAGACTAACGACGTGACAAAGCATACCCCAAGCCCATTCCAACCCCAACTTCCCTTCACCGACACAGGCCCAAACCCAAGCGGTCTGTGTATGTGCGGCTGTGGACAGCCAACCCAAATAGCCGACAAGAATCACACGAGGTCGGGAACCATTAAGGGGCAATACCGCCTCTATGTCGTTGGTCACAATCCCAAGAAGCGAAAAGAGCAGCCCGGCGAAAAGCCTTGCGGTTATTGCGCCTGTGGTTGTGGCACGCCGATCTATCCCAGTAATCATCCAAGCAGGCAGAGCCGGTTCGCCAATGCACATACAGGGCGATGGCTGAACTTGACCGCCGAGCAACGCTTCTGGGCAAAGGTGGACAAGCGCGGCCCTGATGAATGTTGGCAGTGGACTGCAGGCACAGCCGGATGGGGATATGGCAGTATGGGCGTAGGGAGTAGACATGACGGTCACATTGCCGCTCACCGCTTTAGTTGGCAATTGCATCATGGTCCTATCCCTGACGGTCTTTGGGTACTTCACAAATGCGATAATCCACCTTGCGTCAATCCCTCTCATTTGTTTCTCGGCACTCATACCGACAACATGATCGACATGAACGCAAAGGGAAGGGGTAATCACATCGAAAAGGGATTGCCAGGCGAACAGAATTACTTCGCACGACTGACCGAACCGCATGTGATTGAGATTCGCCGCCTTCATACGGAAGGCACGCGGCAGCGCGACATAGCCGACAAGTTCGGCGTCTGCTTGGCAACCGTATCGAATATCATTGCACGTCGTACCTGGAGTCATATTTAACTTGCTCATCCGGTAGCGATCCCGATTCCCTGGATCTCGCCAAGCTGCAAGATGATGTCTACGATGGTGTAAGCGTCGCCGCCATAGTTAAAGCGATAGGCCTCTTTGATGTCACTGTCCGGTAGTGAAGGATGCCCGCGCACGCCATAGATAATCACGTTCATACGCGGCGCCGCCCCCGCTGCGCTGCTGGCGAGAGTCGCCCGGTTATCCACTTCCAATCTCACGGTCTGCGCAGGTAGGGTCGAGCCATTGGCGCGCTTAAAGACAACGCTTGTCGGTTTTTCGCCAATGCGTCTGGCAGCATCCTGGGCGCGTTGGGCGATGCGTTTGGCGTAGATGGGCGAGGTCGGAATCATGATGGCCTTGATATATCCCAGCGCCCAGCGCCGCCCGGAAATTCCTTGTAGCGCGGCGGCTTGCGCACCGAATGGCCGCTAAAGACGCTGCCCGCTTCATCGACCGCCGCCGCGCTGATAGCGCTCTTCAATGCACCGTTCCACTTGTCGAGCAACTTGCCGTAGTGGTCAAAGAGCTGGCTCGCCTTCTCGGTCGAGTTGTTCTGCGTGTAATCGGTTGATGTCACGGCAGCGGCGTACAACTGCTCAAGCACAATCACACGCGCCGCGGCGTCAACAGTAGCCGCGGCGGTGTAGAGTGAGCCTGCGCGCTCGTAGGCGTCCTCGATCTGCTCATCCGGCAGGCTTAGCGTATCGTCAGGCGCAAAGCCCACATCCATGCGAAACCTTTGGTTAACGGTATAGGCCATAAATCTCCTTACGCCACAGGCAAAGTTATCTCTTCCACCATTCGCAATGGATTGCAATATATGCCGTAGTAGCTATCCCAGATCGATTGAGTTAAGAATCTACTGATGTCTCGCTCCATACCTTCATTCTGGAGTGACTGCTTCTCAAACGAGATCGCATCCTGCCCCCGGTACTGCTGGCTAATCAAATACGCCTTGCCGGTCGCCACGCCGGGATAGGTGGTCGTCTTGAAGCCGCGTGTGCCTGTCCAGCCGTCGTAGGCGATGATGTTGCGGATGGCAGCCAGTACACTTGGTGTCTGGCGGGCAAGGCCTTGTTGAGCGACTGGCGTCATGGCGCGTTCAAAGGTCATGCTGTTGCCCGTCGCCACCAGCAGCGTATACGGCCCGCGCCGTGGGTTGGTAGCGTCGGCTGACGCGTGGGCGATGGCCGCCTCTATCGTCAGCAGATAACTGTCGGCAAGGCCCTGCGTACCCGTCACGGCTGCCGTCTTGTTGGAGGCAGGGTAGGTGGGCGTGGTTGTGTAGTTGATGATGGGGCTTAGATGCAGATGGTTGAGAAGGGCGTTGTGCGCCACCCCCATCTGCCGCTCAAAGATAGGCACGCTCCAGAACTCGTTAAACATCACGAGGTCTTTGGAGTATTCCAAGCCTGTCGCCCAATGGCGAATGGGCACGGTATACTGGCCGGAGGCGATGCCGCTAAACTTCACCTCGCCGCCCTCAAAGACTTCCTCAAAGACGACGCCGCCCGGCCCCATCGTGTTGACGGTGACGTTTTTGGGCAGCGAGGCGTCTGAGACGGTTTCATAGACCGGCGTGTAAACGATGGGTTCTTCGTCACGCCCGGCGTCAATCTCATAACGTTGGCGGTCAACCCATTGCGACCCGAAGCTGTCTGTGCCCACGAACTCATAGACGCGGTGCCCACCGGCCTGCTCGCTGACCTGGCGCATGTGATCCTGCAAGCGCAAGTTGGGCGGGAACTCTGCTTTTGCCCTGGTTTTGGTAAGGGCGGCCTTGCTGTAGATTTGGATATTCATAGATGCCTCCCTTAACTCGCCAGCGCGTTGTGCGCCAGCATAATGCCCGTGACCATGTTACTGGCCGACTTGGCGGCTGTGGCCTTAAAGAGCGCCAGCTTGCCCGCGCCTGCCGCTACGGTGTAGGCGGCGTCCTGCGGTGTATGGCCGGTGACGGTCGCGATGGTGACAAAGACAGTATCGCCCTTCACAACCCCTAAGGCGGCGGGCACAAGGAACTGGTATTCGCGGTCATCGCAGATCAGGGCGATGGTTTCGCCAATCGCGCCGTTCTCGCCGGCAATCCCCAGCCAGCCTTCCACCACCGCCACTTGCCCCTTGACCACCGCCGCGGTGAGGGTGACGTTGACGGCCTTGCCATCACTTTCAAATCTTGTATCTCCGACAGCCATGATTAATTCTCCTTGTCAGGGTACTTAAAGAATTGGGTACCCCCATTTTGCGGTTGGACGATTGTGCGCTGCGGTGGACCCATCGTGGTCTGCACGTAGCCTCTAAGCAGCTCGGTCACCGGCCCGGAGGCGGCGATTTCGCTGTAGGCGGCTTCGACTTCCTGCGCCGTCTGCGGGTTGCGGGCGCGCACCATCTCCACCACCATCGCCCGCACCGGCTCGACCTTAATGCCCTTGTCGGGGTCGGCGGCCAGTTCGGTAATACGCGTGGCAATGGCGGCCTTGGCTTGCGTCGCTTTGGCCTCTTGCAATTCACGAACCAGCGTTGCTAAATCGGCTTTGTCGTCCACGCCGAGCGTACTGCGCAACTCCTGCACAACCGCCACTTCAGGCGGAATAGCCACTTCGGAGAGAATCGCCTCGCGCACGCTCTTGGGTAAGAGGCGCGCATCTTCGGCGCTCATCTCATTGATTATTTGTAGTTTGTCCATAATTGGCTCCTGTTCTTGTTCGGTACCGGGGCGTAGCCCACGTTCTGTTTCGGATTCCACCATCTCGCTCGTCAAGTGAGGAATCACACTAAGTTCCGGCACACCAGCCCTGTCGGTGGGCGCTAAGTCGATCTGGTTAAGACGCAGCGTCTTGGCATCCATGCGGTAGGCTTTCAGGGACTCGTCCCATTCACCGGCGGCATAGGCATCTATTGAGGTGGCAATTGATTTGCCGCTGGCTTTGTAGCGGCGAACACGTTCGCGCGCCTCGCCAATCAGATAGGCTTTGCCCCAAATCATGCCGTCGCTGTCACGCGCAGCCCCGACCCAGTGCAGGCTTTCACGCGGAAAAGCGGTTGAGCGTTCGGCGGCTGATAAGTGCCCCATCAGCCCAATCGGTTTGCTGTCCAGCGTTTGTTTCATCACCTCCAGCGCAAAAGCCTCATCGTAATAGCGGTTGTTGCCCGATTTCACATTCGGCTTTGCGATAGGGAGCGTGACAAAGACAGGTTCCGTGTCGCCGTCAATCAGCGCGGCATAGTCCACATCAGCCGAGATGGGCACGTTGGGATAACTGCCGCGCAGTTCCGCAACCACCATCACGTCGGTAAAATCGCCGCTAAATTCGGTTAATTCACCTGGCATGATGGCCCTCCTCAGTTGGGACGGCGTGAACCAACGGGCTTTGTGCCTTCTTCGGTATCGGTGCGTAGCACAGCCGTTTGGCCAGATGGCTGCTCGGCGTCGCCCTCCTGGCTATCCGGTTCTGCTTCCGGCGGCTCAGGCACTTTGACCACCGGCGCATTGGCGATTGCCTCCGCTTGCTGGGCGGCGAGTTGCTCATCCGTCACTTCTTCTGCGGGCGGCTCTGGCTGCGGTACGGCCACAACGGGCGCATTGGCAATCGCCTCCTGCTGCGCTTTGGTCAACTGCGGCTGGGTTTCCTGATGGGCTTGCCCGGCGCCACGGAGGTTCGCGCGCTGTTCTTCGCTCCGCGTGCGTTCTCGTTCACGTTGACGTTCCCGTTCTCGTTCGTCATCCTCTGCGGTCTGGCGTGTGTCTGCCATCCTGTACCCCCTTCATTTGGAAATAGAACGTAAGCGATAAAGTGTGCCGGCTAGAGGCCATAAGACCTGGAGCCAAAAGCAAAATAAAAAACGCCCTACGGCCATTGCTGGCTCGTAGGGCGTCATGCGCCTCTAGAATATTTAATTGGGTATATCCTACTCTATATCTGTTTTCATTTCAAGGACTTGCACATATTCCCGCAAATCAAAGTAGGCAATCAGATCACGGTCGCTACGCCGTATCTCTAAGAGCAGCCGCCGCACATCCAGACGGGCGCACAGCTTGCCTTGCTCGTCACGCAATTCCGTCCAGGTGATTGATTCGGCTTGTTGCATGACGATATGCCCACTCATACGGGTATAGCCTGCCCCGAACGGGACGGGGGGGGCTCCGCAACTTGTACCTCACGCCGTTCCAGCGAACATCTACAATGCGTTCCACAAACAGAGCCTTGGCCCGGCAATGGTAGCGTGCCCAGCGGTTGCCAACCCATTGCAAAGTAAGCGACACAATCCTTGCAATGCTCGCTGGCGCCCAACCGCCTACGCTCTTCCAACTGCACACCGCGTACGTTGGCCGCTTGACGGTTGGCCTCGCGTTCCTGCGTCAGGAAATTGATACGCGCGCTGCCGGCATAGCCCTGGATGCGGTTAAGCGCCTGCGGCAATGTGACCTCACCTCTTGCAATGCCTTCAGCCAGATTGCTCATGCGCTTATAGTCCTCGCGCAAGAGTGCGCCCGTACGGCCATACGCTGCGCTGTCCAGTTTCTCGATACCACCACTGCCCAATGCCGCGTTCTGCAAGTGCAAGCGCCGCATCTCATCACGCATGATGCTCTGGTAAGCCACCGGCGATAACTGCTTCTCATAAAGCGCCGTGGTCAGTTCGCCCATGCGCCGCTCGGCAGCTACTATCTGCCCATCCAACAAATCCAGGATACGCCCCCGGCTCACAAACTGTCCGCGTGAAGTGTCCCTATAGCGCGCCACACGCGTATCGTAGGTATACCCTGGCAGGATCGTGTCAGCGCGTGGCATTTACAGACCTGGCGTCCAAAATTCTTTTGTACTGCAAAGCTATGTGTTCGCTTGCGTAGAAGTCGGTTCTGGCATCCTGTACAAGCGCAGGGTCGGCAACGTTCTGCTCCAAGAGTTCAGCCGGCAGGATATAGGTCTGCGGATCAGCGTTTTGTGGCAGCCGCTTCAGCGCAAAGGCGACGGCGGCCTGGGCGTTGGCTAGACTGACGCCACATCCGACCATCGCGCGCACTTGACGCTCCGCCCACTTATCGTTTGCGGTCCGCAGGACATCGTTAGACATAGCCATTCTCCGCAATGATATGCGCAGCCGCCTCGACAATGGCGGCGACCTCGTTGGATGTCATTTCGTTAACGCCGCTGTCGTCCTCATTGGATACAGGTGCTCCCATAGCGCCATCCTCTGGGCGCTCATCTTCCTCGTCCTGTGGTTGACGCGGCGTGCCAATGGCAAGTGCCGTTTCCCGCCGTTGTTCCTTTTCTTCTTCAGCCGCCTCTAGCACGGCGTCAATATCTTCCACCTCCACAGGAGCCAGCATCAGCGCCGTGCGTTTGTCAAGCAGGCCCGCTTGCACCGCCCACACAATCGTGTCGAGCGTGAGCCGCCCATCCTGCGTCAACTTGCGCCATTGTAGGCTGGGCGTCTGGCTAGTCACGCCCGGCATGATGAGCGACTGGTAAGCTAATACAATCTCGCTCACCTGCGTCAGCCAATCCTTGGCATCGCTCTGCTGTCCCTCGATGAAGCGTTCAAAGACGGGCATCTGCGTTTCAGCGCTCGCTTTGGATGAACTGATGGCGTTGCCCATCACAAACTCTGGGATTTCGGCGTGCTCCAGGAACAGGTAAAACAGAATCTCCAGGATGTTGACGACATCGGCGCTAAAGTTGCCGGGGCTTTTGTACTCAAAGTTAGCGCCGGCGGCGACGATGATTTCCTTGAGGTCAATATCCACCGTGCGCAGGTCTGCGCTTGTGCCGTCCGGCAAATTGTAGGATGTGCTGCGCATATACTTGTTCTTGAACGCCTTGAGGTTTTCAACGCTGTCAAAGGTTAAGAGCGGCGTGGGCCTGCCCTGGTAAATGTTGCCTTCAATCGCCGCATCCAAGACCTCACCGTAGCGGTGCATGAGCGAAAGCAGCGCTTCGGCCTCGGCATGGCCAAAGGTCTGCCCGGCGTCGGCATTGTTGGCGATGAGCACGATGGGCAACATGCCCCCCCCCGTGTCGGGGTGAACTAAGAGGTTGGGATAGGTCGTCACCTCACGGTCAATGCCGTTCACCTGCACGCGGTGGATGCGGCGGTCGATGGTGTATTCGTCCACCAAGGTCATGCGCTCAATTGTCTGCGGGTGCTGCAGCGTTTGCGTCACGCGCCAGCCGTTGATGACGCTGTAGTCGGCTGGGTCTACAATCGGATCCACGCAGTCGGGAGCGAGTAGCGTAACGGTCAGATCGCTGTTGATGACGACAAAGGCGTCTCCCTGCTTTTTAGAGGAGCGGTAGCCTTGCAGGATATGTGGGTGCCGTTCGGCCCACCATTGTTCCAGCGCCTCTTGGCTTGGCTCATCCTCGCAGCGCCACTGCGGAGCGCGCCCCAATACCCATGAGGCCAACTTGCCGACTAAAGGCTTTATGAACAGTCCCGATAATTCCAGCCCCACCGCTTGACCATAATAAGCTCTGCGCCAAAACCCGTAATCGCTACGCTGCCAGCTATTGACGGGCGGCTGGTAAGAGCTACTCGAACGGCGCGTGGTGCTGCGCATCGTGCCGGGTAGCGGGTCAGAGGCAATCGTCAGGTATTCGCGTATGCGCTTTACAAGTCTACTGAATGGATTCACAATCTCCCCCTTCTTACCTGTGGTCTACCACCACGGCCTGCTACGTGAAACTGCATGGTTGGCGCCGCATCTTCGATAGACTCTGCTCTACCCACTTGCGCCAGCGCATAGCTGTCCGCCCTATCGTCGTGCATCCCATCCGGCGCACGCAACTTGCTACCGTCGATACTGGCCAGTTGCGTGTAGGATGCGAAGCTGTGCAGAATCTTTGTTCGCCCTGTAAGGGTCTCACTTTGCACATTTTGCCGGAAATGGTCCGCACACTCGGTATAGAGCAGCGTCTTGCCTAAGCTGCTACTCATCCAGCCCACCTTTCCGTCATGGCCGCGCAAGAGTGACACATGGTCGGCGTGTTCTGCGACCCATTGGATGACCGCGTGCCCATGATTGTTGCGCTCGATCATGGCCGGCGCATCCCAGTAATAGCGGCTGATGGCGGCGATGTAGGCGGCGAAGGTACTTGGCTCAAACTTGCCGGCCAGAACCGCACACTCTTCGCCTGTGGCCACATCCACCACGGTCAGCGCACTATCGTCGCTGGTGGGGTTGCCCTCGGCGGGGTCACAGCCAATCACGTAGCCAATGGGGTTGCCGCCATAGAGTTGCGGCGGCATGTAGATTTCAAGGCCGGGGATAGACGGTGCATCATCCACCAACATTGGCGTCAATTCCTCGTAACAGGCTTCAATCCACATGGGCGATATGCGCTTGTCAAGGCTGCGTGCGGCCAGAGCTTCTGTCGGTGACGCAGGATATTCGCCCCACATATCGTCAAGTGCGCCCGTGGTGGCAAACGTCTCCAGCTTTTGTTGCTCATACCAGTCAGAGGTGCGACTGGGACGTGCGTGCCAAGGCAAAAAGACCGGCTGCCATTCACTGCCCTGTTTAGCTGACCTGAATATCCTCTTGAAGCGGCTTTCCGGCAAATCCTTGTTGGCGCTGGAGATAAGCCACATACGCCCACCGGCATCGATAGCGGGCTTGACGGCACTGAGCAGCGCAGGAAGATCGGGCTGGAAATCGGCCTCATCTACCATCGCCAAACTGAAGGTGTATTGTCGCCCGCCGTTGGTGGCAAAGGCCATCGCCGTAGAGCCGTTGCCCAGTTGCCAGCGCGTCTTGTTGTCCTCACGCGCATACCCTGTATGCATCCACGCAGGCAGGCGCGCATACATGCCCTTGAGGCGGATGTCGAGTAATTCCTGCGCATCCTCTTCACGGCGGCTGAAGATGCCGACCGTAGCGATGGGGTAGAAGACCATGCGCCACAGGGCAAAGGCCAGGCAGAGCCACGTCAGCCCAAGTTGGCGCGCCTTGAGTACAATCACCTGCCGGTTCTCTTGCAGCTCGCAGAGCACATCGCGCTGCGCAGGCCATAGCTCAAAAGGCCGCCACGTCTCATCGGTGGCGTTGAGAATCTGCACATGGCGGTCGATGAAATAGGCGACTGAGGCCTTACAGTGATGCCACTCAGCCGGTCTCTCCGCCAGAAGTTGACGCTGACTCAGAATGTGCCGCACCATTTGACGCTTCCCTTGCGTTGTCAAGTTCTGCAAGGGATCTGGCAAGTAAGGCGTCGAGGGCTGCCCCTGATAGGTTGTTGATGTTGTCTGTCGGTTCATCGGTCGCTAATCTCTGTAACTTGCTGGCGTCTAAGGAAACGCGTGACAAGCCGGTCACATCAAAACTGAGCGTGATCACTTCACGGTCGGGCGCACCATCGCGGCCCTGAATAAAGCTGCGCTGCGAGTGGATGAACTGCGTTGCCGACGGCAGCGCCTGCGCTACCAAATCATGCAAGGCATCGCCGCGCGCCCACTCACGTTCGCGCATGGCCCGCCTGCGCTCCTCCCACAAGAGGCGGTCTTGCTCGGCTAGATGCTGGTCGTAGACCGCTGCACGCGCTACCCACTCATAAGTAGATGACCAGGTGTACCAATGGCGCGGTGCAATTTGGGCGCGGTTTCCACGCGTATTCCCCGCGCTTTCTCTCCAGGCGGCGTCGATGCCCCGCTCACGAATCGGCATCTGGTAATAGACGGCAAAGGCCGCGTATGCTTTGGCTGTTTCGGCTTCGAGCTTATCCCAGGCTGCCACACTTACGCACCCTCTAGCACAGCATTAGCCACCAGCTCAGGCGTGACGCCAATCCCCGCAAAGCGTTCGAGGATGACGGCGCAATAGGCTGGACTTATCTCGATCATATAAGCTCGTCTACCTAAATTCTGACAAGCTACACCTGTAGTCCCACTACCGGCGAAGGGGTCGTAGACAATTGCGTTTGGCCGCGCACTGTTCTCGATCATGCCTGTTACCAACTCTACCGGCTTCATAGTCGGGTGCTCATCGCTGTTGCGCGGCTTGTCGATCTCAAAGACGCTGTGTTTCGTGTGGTCATCCACAAAGAAATGCGCCCCGTTCTCAATCCAGCCATACAAAATTAGTTCGTGCCGATAATGGTAATCGCAACGCCCGATCACAAATTGATTCTTTACCCAGACCAACGAATGCTTATAGCTGAATCCCGAAGCCGCCACTGCCGCAATGAAATGGGGCAGTAGCGTGCCCGCCGGGCACGCTACGTAAACCGACGCGCCTTTTTCAGCGTGCGCCACCGCAAGCGAAAGCGCACAGGTCGCCAACTTCTCAGTATCGGCTTCGTTCATGTGGTCATGCTCGATTGCCGTTTGATTGCTATTCCCACGATTGAGAGCATTAAGAAACTCATTTTTGTCAGCGTAGCTCACCCCATACGGCGGATCTGTCCATACGCAACGAATACGCTCCCCCCCCATCACCCTCGCCACCACCGCCGCATCGGTACAGTCGCCGCAGATGAGGCGATGCTGGTACTGGATGACCGGCTCGAAGCTGTGGCCGCAGTCACATTTCATGGCAGCACCTCGACCGTCTTATGCGTGGCTGTCACGTAACGCTCCAGGGCAACGGCGACATAGGCGGGCGAGATTTCGATGGCTCGGCACTTGCGGCCCAAATTCTCGCAGGCAATCAGCGTTGTGCCAGAACCAGAAAATGGGTCGAGTACGATGGCCCGCGGGTTGGGTGTCATTCGCTCGACCAGCCAAGACCATACATTGAGCGGCTTCGACACAGGGTGATCATCTTCGCCCTTGCGATCGGCGACCGCCACATAACTGCTATCACGTCGCCCCTTGCCCGCCTTCAAATAAGGGTCGCTGCCGTAATAGAGAATCGGATTGGCCCCGACAAAGCCCCAAGGGCCGCTGCTGGTTGATGCGGGATGCACCCACGCGCCCACCCACGACGGCCGCGGATAATCCCACATGGCAGGTACGCCAGGCGTCAAAGCCATTGGCCCCATTTGTAAGGCAATCGGCATAAAGGCATCAATCAGGTCTGTCACATTCCCCGCTGTATCGTCAAAGTCGCTGTATTCCACGCCCACCCCATATGGCGGGTCAGTCACGACGCAATCAGCTTTGTCGCTCCCCATCAGCCGCACGACCGCATCGCCATCTGTGCAATCGCCGCACAGCAGCCGGTGGTCGTAGCATACCTTTGGCGTAAATTCATGCCCGCAATTACAGATCATGGCGTTTCCCGCATTTCGGGCAGATCGTATGCTTGCCCATGCCCCAGAGCTGTCCTGATTGAGTTGACCATTTCACTTGCAACTCAGCCGCCCTGTCCACTTGCGGCTCGGCATCCACCACCGGCTTCGGATTGACCAGCCTAAGCAACTGCTCAAGCTCCTGCGCCGAATAGCCCGCCGCCTCGACCAGTAGCGGCTCTTTGGCCTGCAACTCTTCGAGGATAGCCGCTAGTTGCGCCTGGTCAGGGTCAGATTGCCGCGCCAGTTCGTTGTCGGCAACGACGTAGGCTAACGCTTGCGCCTCGGTCAGATGGTCTTGCACATCGGCGCGGATAGAGTCCCAACCAAGCGACTTCGCCGCCAGAACGACGCCATGCCCCGCCAGGATGGTATTGTGCCAAGTGACGATGCTGCGTACCTGGCCAAAGGTTGACAGGCTCTTGGCAATCCTAGCGATTTGGGCATCGCTGTGCTGGTTATAGTTGCGGTTGTGCGGTTGCAATTCCGCTAACGGTATGCTTGCACTGGAAGTGTCTTGCGTGGTAATCACTTTCTCACTTTCCATCTCACGACAACGCCACCCACAGCAGCGCGCTGGCCACCACGACCCAGGCCACGGTCATGGCAAAGAAGTGCGCCTGTGGCTCTTGATGCTTCGTCAGTTCCACAAAGCCCAGCGCGGCGGTACAGACCACCATGAGCCAGGCAATGTCGCCGTTAGCGATGGTCATTTGTAGAGCCGCCAATCATTTTAGAAGTTGCATCCCCACATGACGACCAATAGAACCACCCAAAAAGCCAGCCCAAAAAGGGTGGGGGGGCATGACAAAACCCATACCACTCAGCAGGTTAAACTGCCGCACGATAATGATCAGGATGACGAGCGCGACGAGAACGGTGATGACGACGCGCACCGGCTCCGGCAATGGGATTTGGGCCAACGCCCAAAAAACGACGTAACAGATTAGCGCAATGATGATGATGGCAATCAGCAGACCTAACAGACCAGACATAATTCCTCCTTCTCACGCAGTGGTGCCCAAAGGGCTCCCAAGCTCAACGCAAGGCAGGCCGAAACCCTGCATTCAACGCACTTTGTTCGTCGCAAAACCATTGCTCCCCGCGCTCAGGGTCTATGACTGTACGATCATAGGAGGCGCTACCTGGGGAGTGCAGGATTTTCTCGCCGCGTGCGTTTATATTTCCTTTCAGGAGGCATTCTGGGGCGGGTGTCGCTTCCATCGTTGCCTCAATTACGGCATCCTCAATCGCAACCGCCGTGGCGTCAGGCGTTGCAATAGGCTGCGCGCCCGGGGGGCTCCCGACAAGCTCTTCCACAGGCGCTTCGGCCGGCGGCGTGATCCAGTGCAACTCTGCCAATCCTTGCCCTGTAAGGGTCTCAGGGTCGAAATCTGTACGTAGCAGACAGCCCGCCAGCGTCAGCATGATAACGACGCTCACAAGTACCAGTACGATTCTTTGCAAAATAGCCTCCTTAAAGTTGAAGATGATAGAAAGCCGCCCACGTTCTTGGATCGACTCTACCCTTCCGCATGGGACAATCTTCGCGGTAACTGCCATCCTTGTTGATTAGGCGTACCGACAGATGAAGATGGACGCCCGTACTGTTGCCAGTCGTGCCAAGCAAGGCAATGGTCTGTCCGGCTGTCACCACTTGCCCCACGCTCACCTCGCTCTGCTGTGCGTGCGCGTAGAGGGTTGTCGCACCCTTTGCGTCATGCGCTACTTCCACAAAGTTGCCATAGCCTGGCGCATCAAAAGCAGCGCGTATTACCACGCCATCTGCCATGCTCCGAATCGGCTTGCCTGCGGGCAAGCCGCCAAAGTCCGTCCCATCGTGACCAGGCATCTCGAACTGCGCGTAGGCTTGCGGGTTCTGGTAGAAATCCTGCGTGATGACGCTGCCCTCTAATGGATGCACCAGGCCGCCAGGAAGCAAGGGCGGGGCGGGCAATGTAGGTGACAGGATGGTTGCGGCGGCGTCTCCCACATAATCCCCCGATACCCAGCCGTCTATGACATGTAGCCAGCCGCCTTGCTCATCGTCGTGCAGAACCGTGCTACCTACGCGCAGCGTGCCAAGCACAGCGGTGTCCGTACTTGGCCCTGCCCTCATGTTGAGTCCGGCCGGTGCGATCACTATGCCCGTCTCAATTTCTCCCGTGGGGGGGAAGGGAGGTATTGGCGGCTCAACGGGTTCAGGCTTGTGGCTTAACTCTTGCCCTGTAAGGGTCCACTCAAAATAGTAGGCGGTATGAATGTTCCAATCGGGCTGTTCGATACTGCCTAGCCCGCAGCCGTCTATCACATCGCCGCTGTAACCTTCGATACGGATGCCGTAGGCGGGCGCAGTATTGTACATGGCAAAGTCAAGCGAGTATTCGGCGGGCAAGCCCTTTGACGCCAGCCACGGGTCAGACTTGCGTTCTGTGTTCTTGGTTTCATTGCCATTGATGAAGGTCACAGGTACGCCGATGGCGAGATTGCCGTTCTCATCCAGCAGCCTGACAAAGATGTTGACCCGCCCTTGCGCTTCTTCTTCGTTAAACCAGCGGCCCACGGTGACACGGGGCATGATCTCGCTGGGCACAAGGGCGGGTTGCAGGGTGCAGCCGCGTACGTTGAGCCGTTCGTCCCAATCCAGGATACGGGAATCAGGCGGCGGCGTAATGGCACCCGGAGGGTTCCCGGGTTGTGGTGGATCTGGCGGATTAGGTGTCGTGGGTGGCAAAGCCACGTCCACAGAGTAGCCCAAGTTACACGCCGCCTTAAAGTCATCCACCACGCCGTTCTTCGACTCAATTCCCCATTTGTCGCCCGCTACGTTTTGCCACCTATACAGCGCAACACAGTGAATCTTGCGTATATTGCCTTTGGCGTTATGGGAATTGATTTCGGCAAAAGCGTTTTGCACCCAGCCGCTATTGGCGTCACGCCAGGTTTCGTCTTGGTCACATTCCGTGATGAAAGCGGGCAGATTCAGCGGGTATTTGTTGGTTTCCCAAATGGCGTTGAGCTGGTCTAGATAGGTGCGAAAGTGCCAGTACCAACCCTCTACCTTTTGGTCGGAGTAAATCAGATCGGCGTTGGTTCCATGTGTATACGAGTGCAGCGAAAAGCCATCACACTTGGCAATGTTCACCAACATCATGCGATAGTAGTGAAGCCAGTCGCCCGCCTGCTGATTCCACGGCGCAACGGCGGCGGCCATGACACGCACGGGTCTGCCTGTGTTGCGGATGGCGGTATAGCAGAGGTTAAAGCACTTGGCATATTGTTCCGGCGTGATTTGTTGGCCGTGCGGCCATTCCTGGGCATGGTTGGGTTCATTGCCAATCATCACCCAATCAATGCCGGGACTGTTCGTCACGAAGCCGGCGCATTTCTGGGCAAACTCATCATAGCGGTCACTGGTCGGGATAGTGCCGCTGGAGCCGTACCCCCAGTTGAGCCGCACAATGTTACGAAAGCCCATCGCCACGAAACGGGAGTAGTCGCCTTTGCCTGAATGCTCTAAGGCTTCGGTATGGACAATCCAACCAGGCTTGTCGCCGAAAGCCCACTCGCCGCCCGGGTCGTGCATTGCCGCAATCATTGTCATACGGACAACTCCGCTTCCCGCCGCGCCAAATCACGTGCGTGAATCAAGTCCAGTTGCAATATTTCAATCGCCTGTCGCAAATCTTCCACGTGGCGGTCGTGCGCTTCGTTCAGCCTGTCCATGGCGCTGATGTTGGTGCGAAACTGCACATAAAGCGCAATCCCGGCAATCGATGTGTAGCCGAGCAAGAGGCTGATCCACGGCCAGTCAATCACGTTACGGCCGCTCCATCATGCAGAAGTGCGCCAGGATGCCGCCGAGCAGGGCCAGCGCCAGGTAGAAGATGGACTCAGCGGTCATCCGAAACATCCTTGTCGCCACGTTGGAGATTGAGCATGGCAGGCTCCAGGAAAACATCGTCACTTTCTCCGTGAGTGGCGATAGGGTGGACATGACTTATGTGCATCCCAGGCGGCGTATTTCGGGTGTTCCGTGACTTGCGCTTCCACTTGTCTACTTCATGGACATCGCAGCCAAGTCCCTTGCTGTACAGCTCAAAATCTTTGATTCGACTCAAGCCGCATACGGTGGTACGGCGTCCATCCTTGAAATTGGGAAACACTACACTCCCCTCGCATCGCTGCAAGAACTTAGCTAGAAATATCTTCCACGGCTCGATTGGTATCTCGTTATTCCTGCGCCAAATCGCCGCATCCAGCAGCCAACGTGCAACGGTTTCATTGAAGGGATACCTAGTCATCTTGAGTTCTTCATCAAAAGTCCAACGAAACATCTCGATTTCACTGGCAACTAGGGTTTCAAACCGCTTGAGCGCCGAGTCAACTTGACTCGGATGGGCAGTCTTAAAATAAGTTGCCATAAGAAATTCGATGGCGATGCTATCGGGAACGTGTGAGCTATAGTTGGTCTGAGCTATCGGGTAGGATTTCAGCGCCTTTTCATCGGTTACTAGGCGATAAAAGAGCGAAACGCTGTGCCGTTCCTGTTTATGAATTGTCGGACGTGACTTGCTCGGCTTTGTCCTCAACCGCAATAGACTGGACTTAACAATGTTGATGAGTTGCTCATAGCGGGACTCCCATACCACCTTCCAGTCTGGGAGATTCGTGAGGAAACCTCGATAGTATTCGCGCGCAGTTGGCACAGTGCCGCGGTTGATGTCCTGAAAATCGCGCCATGCTTCTGCAAGGTTGTTATATCGGCGATGCTGGCGCGTAACCACGATGGCGCGGAACAGATTTTCTACTTGGGTCGCGTGGGCAAACTCGTACTTAACCGGGTCTTTGAGCATGTCAACGCAAGTGCTTAACCGCTGCAATCCATCATTGAGATAAAGCGTGAGATCGCCGGTGTCATTAAGCTGATAGGTCGCAAATACACCGATGGGATCGCGCTCCTCTTGCCATCGCCTTGCGTAGTCCTTGGATTTCGCAACCTCCCAAACAAACTCACGTTGATGAGGAGCAGGAACCAAGCGATTTTCACGAAAATCGGCGACCATCTCCCAAAGATTGACCGAGCTATCGCCTATGGGATGCAACCGCTGGCGCAGAGAATCGAAACTCAATCGTCCTTCCATGCTGCACCTCCAACGCCGAGGGTCAAACCAAACTCACTAAAGTTACTTGGATTCTTCGACACGCCTGCATGGATAATCACGCTGCCAAATGGCGATTGATCGTCCGTAACGCCATTGCTGGAAATGAACTTGATGTAGTGGTCTGTAAAAGTCAGACTCAGGGCATGGTCACGAATCAGGCGTTGCACCTTTGGATGGCGCAAGTGAATCAGGGCAAGCAATACGCACGCCTGTACCGTGCGCCCGGCTGCGATCTCGCCGCATAGCTTGTCCATCCACAGCGGCACTTGTGATCGTTGGTGGCCGCCGGTATAGGGCGGATTGAGCCAGACGTTGCCGTGCCATTCCTGCGCCAAGCCATCGTCAGCAGCGGTATAAAATAGCGGCGCTTTGACAAGTTGGTTGGCGGCGTCGTGACTTGCTGGGTCCAGGTCAATGCTACCCATCACGCGCCGCGCCGCCTCTATATATTTGGCAGGCGTGTACCATTCATTCGACTCGGAAGAGCGGAAGCGCACATCTTCCGGCATCCCTTCTTCCGCCCGAATCGTGCGGAGAACAGCATTGCGCGTCACGTCGCCATCGTATGCCGCCGCTACTTTGTCGTAGAGTTCAGGTAGACGATACTTGTGAGGAATCAACTTGCGATAGCGGACAATTGAAACATGACTTACGCCAACCTCATCCCTGAATTGCGATTTAGGGCTAACTTCAGTACCCGCGCGTACTGAAGTTATATCCCGTCGCATCCCCTGATTGTCGTCATTCTCGTCATGCAGTTCGGCTGTACGCGCATCCAAACCAAGTGACCAAATCATTAACTTGCGTTTAGTTTCGTCGCGTTCGGCAATCGCTTCGGGCGTATCGGCACGGCGTACATCCATTGCCTCGCACATCAGCCGCAACTCAACAGCAAAGCGTCTAGCACTAGGGCCATCCTCAATCTTTTCGATGATGGCCAGTCCCTGCTCCAACGGCAGCGTCAGGGCGTTTTGTCCGTGATAGACCAACTCATCACGTTTGGATGGGAAGCCGTTCATTCCGCCACCCCCTCCCGTGCCACCACCCGCACGATCACAGGCCGCTGCAACTCCACGCTCAGGGCGCGGCAGATCGTAAACACGTGGACATCGAGCCAATCCGCATAACGCACAACAATTAGGCGATAGACCGGCTTGCCCCCTTCACGCTCGTCGGTTTTCTCTAGCGTGCTGCCTTCCAGCCAATCGCTCAGTTGCGGGTTCACAAACAGGAAGTCCGTTTGGATGCGTTCCCACACCGAGTCAAGTCTTACTGAATCGAGCGTGGTCATTTCTTTTGCTCCCACATCAGATAGCGCACGTAGTTCTCGCACCGTTTGGCAAGAGCGCCCCGCTCCGGCGTCAAACGCTTTTCGATGTGTTTGCGGACGCGCTCCGGTGTCCAGCCATAGCGATGGAGTATTTTCATCCTGTCCGCAAGCCGGGGATGATACAGATCAAGCCAGTCCACTTCGTCCTTGTACAAGTCGGCGTCAAATTCTTCTTCCACTTCTTCTTCGGTAAGCTGCGCTGCCATGGTGATTTCTCCTTTCGGTAGAGGCGCAATCCCTGCGCCAATAACAAAAAAAACCACCAAGATTAATCTTGGTGGCGGGTCTGTGGGACGTAGCCGGTTTATTTAGTTTCCACTTTAATCGGATCGCTGATGCGCTTGGGCTGGGCCTCAACTCGCATCTGCGCCAGGCCTACATTGATGATGACCGTACCGACATCACCATCCGCATAAAAGCGCACCAGCGCAGCGTGTACCAACTCCAGCGTGTCAGCAATGGCCTGTTCCGTGGCCCGTTGCTTGTCGAGCATAGAGTCCCTCGCTATGGGATAGCTCTAAGAATAGACCCGTCGTCCTACTATGTCAACCAGTATGGTTATTGTGGCCCGCCAAGCGTTTTGTCGAGGTCAAAGAGCGGCAGCCAAGTAGGTTCCTGTACCGTCTTAATCTTGCCGGTCGAAAAGTTGAAACTGACCCAGCGGCTGTCATCTTCAAGAAAGTAGTAATGCGAACGTAAATCACTACGTTGGCGAGACCCTTCCGTGCGCTGCCAGGCGTCATAACGGTGAAGTCTTTGGCGTATCCACTTGGGCGTGACGTAGATGGCTAAAGTCATTTCTCCGGCTCCTCCTCCTCCAACTCGGCAATGCGTGCTTCGTATTCGTCGCGCATCAGCCCCAGTAGGTACGCTACCGTGTTTTGTACTGCCGCCATGTAAGCGCGGTCCCCCCTGTAAGGGTCAGGATGAATAATGTCCTCTGCCACTTGTTTAATTCGCTCATCATCCCACAGTGGCTGCAACGGTTGTGGCTCAGTCATTTGGGCAGCTCCTCTTGCATACCAGAATCCTCCCTTGCCAGGGCAGCTCGCAATTCGTCAAGTACGCCGACTGTCGTCAGCACAAAAAGTATATCCGATTCCGAGAAACCGGCCTTATGCGCCTCGATGATCCAGGCAAACCAGTTGGTGACGATAAAGTGCTTTCCGCCTGTTGGTGAAGTCGTCACTTGGGCAGCTCCTCCTGCATAACTAAGATAATCTCCCTTGCCGCCTCCGCCGATTCGCACAGCCTGAAATCCTGCCACCTAGCGCCGCGCTTGACTCTGCGCCGCTGGATCCTTACAGGACAAGCGTGGCGGTCATCGTCCGGGCTAATGCGGTACATCCACTCCGTATTGCCGCGGTGGATCTCCAGCGTCATGTGAATCTCCTTCGTGCATCTCAATTAAGGGGACGAATCGGCCCCGGTATTTATCTCGGTGCAGCACGCTGTCATTGTGCGACATGTACACGTAGCCCGAATCGTCAATCTCGCAAAGTAGCGGCATTGCGCCAGGAAAAGGATAGAAGTGAAAAGGCAAAACTTTAATCACGTTGGTCCCCCCTGAGGCATGCCCTGTAAGGGTTCCCGAAGGGTCACCTCGCAATACTCCAGACGGACCCAGGTTCCGTCAAAGGATTCGATTCTAAAAGAATGCTGACGCCCCAACATCATCACGGCCAGTTGCTTCTGCGTGCCGTGCCACTGGTAACAGACGCACACCGGCTCATCGACGCACACGCGCTGCGTGCCGCGGATGCGTCTGTGGCCGGAAAAGAACCAATACCCCTCTCCAGGTGGTTTGCTCATGACTCACCTGGAAAATTCAGCCAAGCAAACTCACCATGTAGTTCTTTGGCCGCAGCGTCATAGGCACGCGCCGCATCTTCCGCCGTATCAAAGACGCCAAGACGCTTACGAATACCATTCATCCGAATCACAGCGCGCCATCTGGAGTTGCGCTTGTCCATTTCAATGCCCTTGTAACCACTTTTATTACTCTTGGTAGCTCCACGATTACAAAGATTCTCTCCTGGTGTGGCAGGACGTAAGTTGCAGCGCCGGTTGTCTAATCCGTCACCGTTGATATGGTCAACGACTAACTGCGGGGCAATATCAAGAATTTCCCTGTGCATACTAACAATCCCCCTCTTTCCATCAGATGCAGATCGCAGGTTACGCACCGCATACCAGTGACGACCGTTCGAATCAGCAAACCATAACCATTGCGACAACCACTCGTAATCCGCATCGTCAACGAGCGCATACTTCCCTTGCGTCAGTTGTATCGCTCTGGTTCCTAGAGGCAATGGCAGTTCTACAAAAGGTTCGCGCGGCTTGGCCGCAACACTGTGCCCGCTGATAAACCGAACGGGTTCGCCTTTGACCCATCCGCGACGCCTTGCAGTTTTCCGAGCAAGGGGTGCGGGATTCCCGCAGCCACACATACACAGGCCGCTTGGATTGGGTGGTTCTGGAATCGGACCCTTAGCGTTATTGTGACCAGGAAGAAATCTGGAGGGTTCACCTCTGAATCGGCCCATCGCCGTGTCGGTAACACGCACAAGATTTGTCTTCTGCCCACAGCCACACTCGCAGAAGCCTTCGGTCGGTGGTGGCGTCATGGCTAATGCCCCAAACTGTAACGCTTGCGCGGCGTATTGTCCTGGTAATCGTCGGGTTTATAGCTGCGCTTTCTTTCTCCGGGTACGCTGCGTAATTTGCCTACCTCCGCCTGAAATTCCTCTAAATCCGGACGCTTCTTCTTCTTCTGCCAACGCCAATCCAAGGCCCATACCTCGCCCATAAAACGCTCCAGTTCCTCGCAGGTATAATCCGCCGCCATCAGTTTCCTGACCGCGGCGGCCACTTGCACTTGGCTTTTGACGGAAAGTGTCTTGTAGTCCCATCCCAGAATTTCACAGACGGCTCGGTATAAGAGCTGTCCGGGCTTCAAGGTAGATTCATCTATTGCATCATCGTCGGGCAAGGGGGGGGCGGCGCAGCCGCTCTCTCCCCCTTCTTCTTCTTTCTCTTGATCTTTAACTTGCTCTTGCTCTTTAGGGTGGACTTCATCCACCAAATCGTGGATTTCGTCCTGGACTTCATCCTGGAGTAACTCCATGACTTCATCCATGACTTCATCCAGTTCTTTGTCATGCTTGTTCCCTACGGGACATGCCTGTAAGGAACCAAAGGGTGGATTGCCTACAATGAATTCAGGCTCCCTTTGGCTATCCTCCGACGGCGGCGCTTTGACCTGTTTGGGCTTTTTGGGCGTCTGACTGGGCGGTTTTCGATGGGCAGGATACAGCGGCCCATCCGTACCGTCACGCGCAAAGCCTGGTGGTGGTGGAAAGCGTGAGGGTCGTTCACGATCATAATGGGGAAGCCGATTGTTCTTGGCAAAGCCAGGGAAAAACAGCGCCGGCCCTTCGGGCGTATTAAAAGGAATCACTAGCCCGACCGCAACCCATTCATCAATGAAGGTTTGCGTTTGTCCATATAGATCATCCCGCGTGGGATGTGTTCGACTAAACAGCAGGCCCGGCTTACCTGTTATCATGCCGTCCCGATCCAGATGCGGAATCGTTTTCAAAAAAACATACTCGGCCATGACCGAAATTCGAGCCAGTCTGTCATCATCCGCAATGGATGTATTTACAAATCTGCCACTTGCCATGCTACAATCTCCTCATGTTTGTTTAGCTCCACATGCCGCCCTGCTACGGTTCGGTATGTGGAGCGATTTAATTACCAATTCCTTCGTCCCCACAGGACGGTCAGCCCTACCAAAAACGCCATCAGTACAATCAGCGCCAGCCCCACGTACCAGTCGCCGGGATATACATTCAAGGGCAGCCGCCATCATGTGATTCCCGCTCACGGTAGTTCAGCAGCTCGTGCAGTTTGATGAGCCGCCGTGATGCTTCATACATGGCCTCGTTGATATGCCGCTGAATCTTGGCATCGTTCGGGCTGCAATTGCCGATAGATCGCAAATGATCCAAACCCGCCTGCTCGCTCTCGATCAATTCAGTTAAGGTCATTTTCCAACTCCCTTTGCCGACTCCTCTACGTTTCATCAAGCTAAGTAAATCTTGCTGCGTGTTCATGATGGGCATCAATGCCTCTTCCTTTATGATGCGTGCAAATTCCGAGCAAAATTCGTACAAATTGCGTGCAATATGGGCTTGTCGCCCCCGCGCCGTGTTATCATCGTGCGTCTAGTAATACCCGCCTAACCTTTCCCTCGTCTGCGCTCTCAAGCGCAACTGCGCGCGATCACCCCTTTACCTAGCCGAAAGGAAAAACCTGCGGTGAAGAACGCACGCGAACACCTCGAAAAGTTCATTTCGTCCAAGAGCGCAGCCGGCAAAGCTGAACGAACGCTGCGCTGGTATGCCGACTTGCTTGGGACATACCTGGACTTTGCCGAAGCAAACGGCCTCTCATGGTGGCATACAGAAAGCATCGAACGCTTCCAGGCGGAGTTGTGGCAGCGCGGCTTTAAGCCAAACTCAGTGGACTGTTACTACCGAGCGATTCGCGCCTGGTGCAATTGGCTCATTAAACGCAAGATCATGCCGGCACCGTCGCCGATGGAAGCGTTGGAACGACCCGCCCGCCCCAGTGACCCTGTACCCTTCGTCACGCTGCCGGAGTTCACAAAGCTCCTGCATTCCATCAAAGGCGAGGAATGGTCGGATCATCGTGACCGCTGTCTGCTATTGCTGATGTACTGGTCTGGTCTGCGCGTGGCCGAGGTGATTGGTCTACGCGTGGCGGATGTCGATGTGGCGAAGCGACTGGTGACGGTACGGCGAGGCAAAGGCGGTAAGTCCCGCCTCGTTCCCTGCGCGCCCGACCTGGGTGTAACAATTCTGGCGTATCTGCTGGCCCGGCCAGGCGTCGTGGGTGATGTACTGTTTGTCTCTAACGATGGCTATGGGGGCGTACGTGGCGCTTTGAGCGTGGATGGTCTGCGACAAATGCTGCGCCGCCGCTGCGAGGCCGCCGGGCTGCGCTATATGCACCCGCATCTGTTCCGACATGGCTTCGCTATGCTGTTTTTGAATGCGGGGATGCAACTCAGCGCCGTAAGCGCCGCAATGGGGCATAGTTCACAGCAGATTACCACCGATATCTACGCGCGTTGGCTGAGTGACGGACTGTGCCGTGAATACGAAACGGCCAGGATGCGGGCAACCTCCCCGACCACCCACTTAGTTTGATTCTGACCCAGACCGTTTAATGACTGAGCAGACGGAGTGGGGTTCATGCCAGTTCGCATAACTCTGGAGCAGAGAGTTGGGGTTCGAGTCCCTGCCCCCCAGCCTAAGCATATTAATGACTACTTGTTAATGTGCCAGCGTCTTGTCACAGGCGGCAAACCATTAGACAAGATGCGCCAAAAGAAATGCTCTGGCTCCGGCTGGAGCATTTTTGTTACCCCTCGCCGGTGGCCGTGTTGTCTTTATGGGTTACGCCATTGCTCCGGCGAGGGTCAATTCTTTTCCCCGTGGCTCGATTACAAACGCTGGGCGCTTTTCGCTTAGATAGTTCAAAGCAAACAAGATGAGCTTTGAGCGATCCATGCGATAATCGTCGGCCAGTTCCGCTAGGAATTTATCTTCTTCTTCGTCTAACCGCAACTGAAAATATCGGCTTTTTGCCATTGCCTAGACCTCCTTTCGTGATGTCTAACGACAAGTATATCATGCTGTCATTACACTGTCAATAACGTAAATTGTCTATATTGACTATTGACACTGTAATGACAACGTGCTATACTATATTCACAGGCAAGCGCCTGTACCCGCCAGGGGGATACCTGGAGAGCCTGAAAGGGGCCACAATATGTTTACTCACACTTCTTATACCCAGGCAGTTACCTGGGCCAAGCGCCACCCGGATGTTGTTTGCGTCATTGACGCCGGGCAAGGCTGGGTCGGCAAACTCTGGTTCTCCAGCCGTTGGGGCCGGATGGTCCACGAGTCTTACAACCCGCAAGGGATGTTGGTCATCTAGCCGAAACGCCTTCGGGCGTCTGGTGCAAATAGCACCACTGATGAGGCTTAAACAAATAAAAAAGTGCCGCAGCGTCTAGTCCACGCCCGGCTCATCCAAGAAAGAGGAAACTTCTAAAATGACGACAACCAATCAAGGCGAATCGGAAATGAATGCCGCCGACCCTTACAGGGCGAACCTAAGAGCCAAAATTACGAGCATCATTGGCGGCATGAAAGTCGGGGAAACAAAGCGTTTCCGTTCCGGCGCTGAGGTTCATCGTAATCATTACAATCATTTTGGATATGATGTAGTTTCTCCCGACGGCGACACCTCTGCATCTGGCATATCCAAAGACCGAGCTATCGATCTTGTTCTCGATGGGTATCGCTAAAATTCAGTTAGCACCAACAAAAAAGTGAGGCGGCGTCCAGTCAACGCCCCTCACCCGGCCAATCATCACCTCCACCTATTTCGGGGAAGAAAGTAAGAATTAGCAAGTGTCAATTTTAGCACAATCACCTAATCATTACCAACAGCGCGCCCACGCCACCCGTGCCGCACGCCAGGCCGCTGGCCGTTATCCGACCAGGGCACATAAGGCGGCCTTCGCCAAGATGATTCAGCGCGGTGGTTTACGCAGCTTGACGGCGGATGAATGTGAAATCTTAGCCACTCATCCGCAGCTCACCTTCTCGCAGCGGGCGACGATGGTCGAAATGGCCGCAGAGCGTCGCACAGAAAGCGATGTGCGCTAACATGGCCGCCATTCGTATGATTATTTGTGGCAAAATACGCGCAGGGGAAATCTACATGCGCGTCGCTCCACGCACGACAGAAGAAGCCGTGGCCGCCATCCAGTACGGCCGTATGCTATTCGAGTCTGGCCAAAGCCGCACCCATTGTCACAACCAGCTTGAGATGTCAGGCTATGACGAGGCCGAAGCGGACTGTGTTGCTGCATTGACCCCGTTGCAAGACGCAAGCGTAGACTATGAGGCGGAAGCTTCCGATTACGAAGATTATATGGAAGAAGTTGCTTGGATACGGGGAGGATGCTGATGACCGACAATCAGCCGCCCGAAGAATGGCGAGATGTGCCAGGGTATGAGGGGCGTTACCAGGTATCGAATATCGGGCGCGTCCGCTCTTGGGTAAACAATGTAGGGAATCGACGAAAAGAACCAAAGGCGCTTCGCCTGAACACGCGACGAGGATATGCCACAATTTGGCTGAGTTGGTTTGGGCAAGGAAAGCGCTACTTGGTGCATAGGCTTGTTGCCTCGGCATTTATGGAAAAGCCCCGGCCCGACCAACAGATTAACCATATCAACGGAATTAAGAACGACAACACTGTCGGCAACCTAGAGTGGGTAACGGCAAGTGAGAATGTTCAACATGCAGTTGCAGTATTAGGCGCTCAATCCTGGCAACAGGGAGAAAATCATCCCCGGGCGAAACTCACATATGCCCAGGTGGATGAGATTCGATTGGCTCTATTGCGGGGCGAAAGCGGCGCGGAAATTGCAAGGCGCTACGGTGTACACAAAGATACCATATCGTACATTAGACGGGGTAAGAGTTGGGGAGTGATGCCATTACCGCGTGCCGATAGAGGCGA